TGATCCATTCCCATATTTGCCTTTCGCATATCCGGCTCCATATTTCTACTTTACGGCAGCTATAACAAATAGTGACATTACATTCCGTCCAGTCATTCCTGGCGGCGTAGTTTATCTATCTGGGGCAGACGCGGCCACGCTCTATGCGAATACCGACGCAGTCGAACAGGCGGTCACCATCGTCAGCGTTGAGATATTCCAGAGCGTGGTCGCTCCAGGTGGTCAGATTGAAGGCGTAGATTTTACGCCGTCGCCATATCGAATGGGTCGATCACTGCAAAATCGCGTTATCGGTTTATTAGGTAATTACATCGACGTCTCAACAATGGCCATGTGATGCCTACACCAACAACTATTGCAACTAACGTCAGAGGCACTCTTGCAACTGCTCTAGCTGGCGTCGTGGCTTCTGTGTATTCATCGCCTCCAGAGGCGGTCATTCCTCCAGCCTGTGTAATTGTTCCGGATTCTCCCTATTTGGAAACGACTACAATCGGCAAATCTGCGGTGCGCGTGAAAATCAACTTTGTGGTTACTGCGGCCGTTGCCTATAACAATACGGCCGGAGCACTAGATAATCTTGAGCAGCTAATTATCAGCATCATCGCAGCGATGCCAACTGGATACGAAGTCGGAGACGTGCAACGTCCGACAATCCAACAGGTCGGCGCGACCAATCTACTAGTGGCGGATCTCTCGGTCAGCACTTACTACACACAACAGACAATATAAGGAGCAAAAAATGCCAACAACAATCGTCACGGCGAGAGACCTAGTTTTAACAATCGCCACAGTGAACTATGACGCACAAACAACGGCGGCAACGCTAGTCAATGCGCCCGTCATTACGACTTACCAAACACTCGATGGAAAAGCCTATAAGCACATTGATGATCAGTGGACGCTTAACCTTGAGCTGCTTGCAGACTGGGGCGTTGCATCATCACTCTTTGAAGCGATGTGGACTGCTGCTGATACTGCTCCAAATACAACTTTGGCCGTGTCATTTACTGCGGTTACTGGCGCAGTCTTTACATGCAACGTCTTTCCAGTATTTCCATCTGTTGGCGGCACTGCTCCAGAAGCACAAACTGATTCTTGGGCTATGTTAGTCGATGGCAAGCCAGCCGATACATTCAGTTAATCAATAGAAACGGGAGCACAGAATGAGACTACCAATCACAATCGAATACACGTCAGGCGAGTTCGGCACTTACACTGCACAACCGCCAGAGTGGGCTAAGTGGGAACAAAAGACAGGCAGCACAATTTCGCAAGCGCAGGAGAAGATCGGAATCTCTGATCTTCTCTTCCTTGCGTGGAATGCGATGAAGCGTGAAGCTGGTGGCAAGCCAATCAAGGGCTATGAGATTTGGTGTGAAACAGTGGCCGACGTGACAGTCGGTGACGTTCTCCCAAAAGTTACGCCGCCGGAAGCGTAAATCGAATCCTTGTGGAGTTAGCAATAGCCACAGGCATTCCGATGAGCGAATGGACGACGGCGGAGCAGATCTATACGGCCTTCGAGATATTGGAGAAAAAGAATGAGCGACAAGGTTGAGATTGCCTATGACAAGGCTGACCTTCGTCGCATCACTTCGGCATTCAAGGCGATGGACGGAGCAGCTACTGATGCAGCTAAAAGAGAATCATCAGCTCTGGCAGAGTTTGCTCAGGGCAAGATTCAACAAAAAGCGACCAGTCGAGGCAAGGCCGCCGACCGAATTGCCAGTGGCTCCCGTGTGTCGAAATCTTCTAAGATTGGTGAGCTCTCTTTCGGCTTCGTAAGTCAAAAGTTTTCAGGCGGTGCAACCACAAAAGATCTCTGGGGCGGAACAGAATTTGGATCTAACAAGTTTAAGCAATTTCCAATCTGGTCAGGTTCTACTGGACGCGGTTCGACTGGCTGGTTTATTTATCCGACACTACGCGCAATACAACCAGAGATCATTGACAAGTGGGAAAATGCTTTTAACAGAATCTTGAAGGAGTGGTAAATGGCCGGACAATCGCGCACACTCAAGCTCTCGATTCTTGCTGATGTAGATCAGCTAAAAAAATCACTGGCGCAAGCTAACGGAGACGTGGATAACTCATCATCAAAGATGGGCGAGTTCAGCAAGAAAGCCGGCCTAGCATTCGCAGCCGCCGGAGCTGCTGCTGGAGCCTACGCCGTCAAGCTTGCAGTCGATGGCGTCAAAGCCGCGATTGAAGATGAAGCTGCACAGATTCGTCTTGCTACTGCGTTAAAGAATGCAACTGGTGCAACGAATGAAATGATTGCATCGGTCGAAAAGCAGATTCTCAAGACATCACTAGCCACTGGTGTGGCAGACGATAAACTTCGTCCAGCCTTATCTCGCTTGGCTCTTTCGACCGGTGATGTTACAAAGGCTCAAGATCTTCTCACTCTTGCGTTAGATATTTCTCAATCGACTGGCAAGGGGCTCGATGCGGTCGCCAATAGTCTTGGTCGCGCATACGATGGAAATACTGCATCTCTTGGCAAGCTAGGCATCGGACTATCGGCCGCAGAGCTTAAAGCGATGTCATTCGAAGAGACGCAGACCAGGCTTTCAGATCTATTCGGTGGCGCAGCAGCAGCTAACGCAGAGACATTCGCCGGACGCCTTGAGATTCTTAAAGTGACCTTTGATGAAGCCAAAGAATCAGTCGGTGCAAAGCTTCTGCCAATCATTCAGCAGCTTGTTGAGTTCGTGGTGAATCAAGTCGTTCCGGCACTTGGAAAGTTCGCTGATTTCTTTAAGCCAATCACTGACGCAATAAATAACAACAAAGAAACCTTCTCAGAGTTTATCGGCTTTATTCAAAAGTATGTCGTGCCGGTTCTGGTCACAGTCTTAGGCGGAGCTTTCAAGGTAGTCGGCGAGATTGCTGGCGGCGTTATCAATGTCATCGGTGCGGTCATCAAAGGATTGAACGGATTGATTGCCGGAGCCGTTGCTGGAATCAATGCTCTGATCCGTGTCTATAACTCAATTCCATTCTTGCCTAACGTCTCACAGATTTCAGCTCCACAAGTCAGCGTTCCAACAGTGACGATTCCAAAGACGACTACTGCAACACCTAGCATTCCTACAATCTCGGTTCCTAGTATTTCGGCATCAACTGGAACAGGATCTACTACTACTTCCGGCGGTGGCGTCTCATCAGCCGCATCAGGTGCGGTTCGCGTAGGTGGAGGCTTCACCGACTCACAGAATGCAGCTCGCTTAGCTGCTATGGGCGGAGGAGGATTTACGGATTCTCAGAACGCTGCGCGAATCAATGTGACAGTCAATGGCGCAATCGATGCCGAAGGCACGGCTCGCACAATCGTGAACGTGCTCAATGATTCCTTCTATCGTGGCACTGGCGGAGCCGGCGCACTTCAGGCCGTCTAATGACACAGTGGGCTCCAGAGTGGAAAGTCTTAATTGCAGGCATTGAATACACTGACGTCGTTCTAGCCAATCTTTCAATTACATCAGGACGCACCAATATCTACACACAGGCTCAAGCCGGCTATTGCACTCTCAATCTCATCAATCTTAATCTTGGCGCTATCACGGCCGAAATCAATGACGCAGTCTCGATTCAGGTCAAAGACACGGCCGGAGCTTATGTGCCAATCTTTGGCGGATCTATTGTGGACGTTGCCGTGACAGTGTCGCAGACTGGGTCAGTAGCAATTACTCAGGAAGTCACCATCACGGCTCTAGGAGCACTCTCAAGGCTCCAGAAGGCCTTAACTCTGGGCGTCTTGTCTAAGGATTTCGACGGCGACCAGATCTATACAATCCTTGAGGATTTACTGGTCAATAACTGGTCAGAGGTTCCAGCAGCTCTAACGTGGGCGAATTACACTCCAGCAACTACAACGTGGGCTACTGCTGAAAATACTGGACTCGGAGAGATAGATCGTCCAGGCAATTATGAGCTGGCAAATCGCGGATCTAGTCAGACAATCACTTGGAATCTTGTGGCCGACCTTGCTACTTCTGGACTTGGTTATTTATACGAGGACGCGTCTGGACTTATCTCCTATGCAGATTCCACACATCGTTCAACTTATCTAGCGACTTACGGATACACGGATTTAGATGCTAATCAAGCTCTAGGCCGTGGAATAAAGATTCAAACTAAGGCCGGAGATATTCGCAACGACGTTTCCATTGTCTGGAAGTCTGGAACGCAGACTGCGACCGATGCAGCTTCCATTGCACTCTATGGAAAACTAGCTCAACAGATTACGACCTCGCTTAATCACGCAGCCGACGCATCAGATCAAGCCGACTTCTATCTGACACTACGAGCCCAGCCACAGGCATTCTTAGAATCCATAACTTTCGCATTGACCAATCCGGAAGTCGATGATGCAGATCGTGACGCTCTTATCAATGTGTTTATGGGTCAGCCTATTTCGCTCTCAAACTTGCCGGCCAATATGCAGTCAGGAAACTTCTTGGGCTTTGTCGAGGGCTGGCGATTCCAAGCTTCTTTCAACGAGCTCTCAGTGACCCTTCTTGTCTCGCCACTGCCATTCTCACTTCAGGCTATGGAATGGCAAGATGTAAGTGTCGCTGAAACCTTTAACACTCTTAGCCCTACACTTGACTACGCAGACGCGTTAGTCGTCAATTAAGGAGAAACGATGGCAAATCCAACTACGAACTTCGGCTGGGTCATGCCGACAAGCTCTTCGCTTGTTACGAATCTCCCAGCAGATTTCAACACTTTCGGCCAAGCCGTGGACACATCGATGTCAGAGCTGCTCGGTGGCACGACTGGTCAAGTCTTATCTAAGACAAGCGGAACGAATATGGACTTTACGTGGGTCACTCCTACGGATCAGACACCACTAACAACTAAGGGCGATTTATTTGCATTCTCAACAGTAGACGCAAGATTGCCAGCAGGAGCAAATGAAACTCGTCTAGTAGCAGATTCAGCTCAAACTCTTGGACTTAAATATGTAGCAGATACTACAAATTACGCCATTGCTGCAAAGGCTGATCTTCTTGTCGGTACTGCTGCGGATACTCTTGCAGCTTTAACAGTAGGCACAAACGGACAAGTCTTGACGGCTGATTCTACTGTTAGCCCAACAGGCTTAAAATGGGCTACGGCGTCTAGCGGAGCATTAACAAAAATTACATCTTCGACCTTTACAAACTCAGCATCAGTCACCATTGATACTGTGTTCTCTAGTACCTATAAATCCTATATGGTTATTTTAAGCCTGTTTAGTGTTTCAGCAGGAACTGATGATTTACTAATGCAAATGAGATATGGCGGAACCACACAAACTAATTCTAATTATCTAGGTTCTCAATTTATGTATAGTCGCGCCAATACTTTAACTACTAACGGTTATGTAAATACAGCGCAAGCAACGCTTGGAACTTCAATTGGAACTACTGGCGTACCATCTGCATTGACAATTTATTTTGACCAAGTGGGAAACGCAAGCGAAAGAGCAAGTTGGTATGGAAATGGATTCGATGCAAATGAACAAAGTGCTAATGTTTTATCTGGTGTGATAAATATTTCTCAAACTTATGACGGTTTTTTAATAAAAGGTTCATCTGTAAATATCACTGGACGCTACGCAGTATATGGATTGGCTAACTAATGACTACTAAAAATGAAATGATTGAAATAATCCGAGCAGAAAATCCAAGCGGATTAAAAGAAGGCGACGATGAGCAAGGTTATGTGGATTTAACACCTGCTGAATATGAGGAAAGAATTGCAGAGTGGGCTGAAAACCGCTTAGCAAAACTTGCCAAAATAGCCGAAACAGAAGAAGCCAAAACTACTGCACAGGCAAAACTTGCAGCACTTGGTTTAACTGCTGACGATTTGAAGGCACTTGGGCTATAAGTGGAACACTTGACTAAGATGTATCCGGAAGGCACTGCTGCACGGATTATCGAAGTCGCACTAGCTGAAGTCGGCACGGTTGAGACTGGCGAGAATCTGACAAAGTACGGCAAGTTCACAAAGGCCGATGGATTGCCCTGGTGCGGATCCTTCTGCAACTGGGTCTTTCACACTGCCGGCGTCAAGATTCCATCAATGGTTTCAACGGCTGCCGGAGCTCATAAGATGAAAGAGCTTGGCCGATGGATTGAAGATAAGCCGCAGCTTGGAGATTTATGCTTTATGGACTTTCCACACGATGGCATTGATCGCATCAGCCACATCGGAATTGTGGTCAAGGTAGGCAAGACCAGTGTGCTCTGCATTGAGGGCAACACGTCCGGCACTGGAGATCAGCGCAACGGCGGAATGGTAATGGTCAAGCAACGCTACATCGGCAAAGAAATTGTCGGTTTCGCTAGGCCAAAGCTTGTTGCCTATGCTGGAGAATATCCAGTGGTCGAGCCACTTCCACAGGCAAAGCCAAAGGAGAAGAAAAAATGAAGGAATTAAAATCAGCAGGAGCATCGTGGTTGAGAGCTTCACTCTCGGCCGT